GCCAACCCCAGGTCACCGACACCAACGGCAACGCCCTCGGCACCCGCCTGATCCGCGTCGAGTTCAACGATCAAGGCCCAGCGACCGTGATGTACGACGGCCAGCGTTACGACTTCACCGGCAAGACCGGCACCAACCTCAAAACCGGCCTGCCGGTGCGCGAGATGGCCACCGTGCGCGATGCGCGCCTGTGGATCAGCCTCGATTGCGAGCACCTGTGGGAAGACTGACTCGCGCCGATCCATCCAACGACCAGGAGAAACACCATGTCTGCACAAACCACCCCAATCACCGAACGCCAACTCGATCTCATCACCCGCGCGCATTGCGACGCCGGTGGCCTGATCGAGCCGCTGCTCGACCTCAAGGGCGGCGCCAAGCTCAAGATGATCGCCAGCCTCGCGCAGCGGGGGTTGATCGAGCAGCAAGGCGGCCAGTGGCGCCTGACCTCGGCAGCCATCGCCATCATCAAGGGCGAGGCGCAGCCGGAAGATGTCCTGCCGCCGACGGTGGCCACCAGCGTTGCCACGCCGCCGCTGGCCAGCGATCCGGAACTGGAAGCAGCGGTCGCCGCCGCCGAAGCCAGCTGGCAGCAGGATCAACCAGACGCCGCACCGAAGCGTGGCCGCGAGCACAGCAAGCAGGCGCTGGTGATCGAGATGTTGAAACGCCCCGAGGGTGCCACCATCGCGCAGATCTGCGAAGCCACCGGCTGGCAGCCGCACTCCTTGCGATCCCTGCTCTGCCACGGCCTGCCCAAGCAGGGCTACCGCATCCTGGCCGAGAAGATGCCAGGCAGCCGCCAGAAACGCTACCGCCTGACCGCCTCAGAGCCCATCGCCCGCGACCCCAAGGAGGCCGCCCATGACTGAAACCGCCGCCCAGCTGCTGCCCCACCTCATCAACGCCGCGCTCGAATGCATCGATGAGAGGGTCGAGACCGTCACGCGCAACGAGCATGGCTTCTATACCGAGGAGGATGCCGAAAGCATCCAGCGGGAGCGCCAGATCATCGAGCGCCAGATCGAGCAGCTTGGCCGCCTGCTTCAAGCCGCGCAGGCCATCGCCAGCATGCGCGCGCCCAGCGTCGAGCAGATCCTGCGCCGCCGGGGCTTTGGCTTCGAGGCCGACCGCATCGCCGATCTGGTGCTGGCGATTGAAGCCCTTGATGGCCAGCACGATGCAGATTGAGCTTGACTTCCCTGGCAACCAGCGCGTTCATACAGGTGTCGCAACGATCAACCACCAGGAGCCCAAGATGAACACCACCACCCAGATTCCCGCCCCGACCATCACCGACTTCGGGTTCTTTGGCACCCTGGGCGAGCACGCCGAAGCCGCCTGGCCCCTGGCGATGACCGCCATCTCGGACGCTACCGGCCAGCCACTCGAATCGGTCCGCACCTTCCTCGACAGCCGCCACGGTCGCCACTTTGCCGACGATGTGCAAAATAGCCTCTACGCCGGTGCCAACCTGGCCGGCGCCATCGCACAGGCCACCGCGCGTTGGATGGGCTGGACGATTGGCCGCAGCACCAGCAAGCAATACGGCATCCCCAAGGGCCTGCCTTACCTCACCGGCTTCGTGATCCACTGCGAGATCATCGAAGAGTCCCTGGCCGCATAAGGAGCACACCATGGCCGTCGCACCCACCAGCCCACAACTCGAAGCCAACTACGACCAGTTCATCGCCGAGCTGACGGCACTCACCCGCAAGTACGGCGTCGCCATCCAGTCGGTCGGTGGCGTGATCTTGGCTGACGCGCCCGGCGAATTTCGCAACGTCACTTACCGCGCCGACATCAGCAGCGGTGATCTTTATCCGGAGTTCCCGGACAGCTGACGCACGCGCAGCGCCTCGAAGGCCCGACGCAGCACGTAACTCCTGACGAGCGACACGGCCGTGAAGATCAGGCCAATCAGCAAGTTCTCATGCAGCGTGGCGTGCAGACCAAACAGCGGAAACACCACCCATTGGGTTGCCACCGCCACGCCATAGCCGACCAGCACATTGGTCACGGCTTCCACCAGCGACATCCAGCGTGACTGCTTCACAGCGCCACCTCGGCATCGATATCACTGGCGTCGGCAGGATCAGCTGTGCCGACCAGGTCATCGAAGCGGATGCCGTCCGATTCCCGCAACGCCTGCTTGCCACTCCATTCTTGCCAGCGGCGAACAATCACGTCGACGTACTTGGGGTCGAGCTCGATCAGCCGCGCTTGACGACCCGATTTCTCGGCGGCGATCAGCGTCGTGCCGGAGCCGCCGAAGGGGTCGAGCACCACATCACCGGGTCGGCTGGAGTTGCGGATCGCCCGCTCGACCAGTTCCACCGGCTTCATCGTCGGGTGCAGGTCGTTGGCGCGCGGGCGCTTGATCGGCCACACATCGCCCTGGTCGCGGTCGCCGCACCAGTGGCGGGCAGCCCCCTTGGGCCAGCCGTAGAGGATCGGCTCGTACTGGCGCTGGTAGTCCGATCTCCCCAAGGTGAACGTGTCCTTGGCCCAGATGATGAAGGTCGACCAGTGCCCGCCCAGTTCATCGAAGACTTGCCGCAGCGTGTGGATTTCGCTGGAGCTCATCGCGATGTAGCACGCGCCATCCAGATGCGCCATCATGAGCGCCAGCGCCTCGCGCAGGAAGGGCGCAAAGCCTTCGCCCAAGTCGTCGTTGGCGATCGGCCGGCGCTTCAAGCCCTGATGATCGTCCGCGGCGTAGGCGACGTTGTAGGGCGGGTCGGTGAAGACGAGCGCCGCCTTCTCATCCCCCATCAAGGCCTGGTAGCTCTCAGCCCGCGTGGCATCGCCGCACACGAGCCGGTGCTCGCCCAGGATCCAAACATCGCCCGGCTGGGTGACGGGCTCTTCGGGCGCTTCAGGCACCGCGTCATCATCGGTCTGGCCTTGCCGATTCGGCTCTTCTTCGCCCAGGAGATCGGCCAGGGCCTGCTCGTCAAAGCCGATGAGGTCAAGGTCGAAGCCTTCTGCCTGCAGCTCGTCGAGCTCGATCTTGAGCAGTTCGCCGTCCCACCCCGCCATCTCGGCCAGGCGGTTGTCCGCCAGCACGAGCGCCCGCCGCTGCGTGGGGGTGAGATGGTCGAGCACCACCACCGGCACCTGCTGCAGGCCAAGCTTCCTTGCGGCAGCAAGCCGCCCGTGCCCCGCCACGATCACGCCATCGGAGCCGGCCAGGATCGGGTTGGTGAAGCCGAATTCCGCAATCGAGGCGGCGATGGCTGCGATCTGTTCCTGCGAGTGCGTGCGGGCGTTCCTGGCGTAGGGAATGAGGCGATCGATGGGCCAGTGCTCGATTCGCTCGGCGAGCCAGTTCATGCCGCGTTTCTCCCCCACGGCTTATACGGCGCATCATCGCCGAGCTTGGCCATGCGGTCGTTGAAGACGTCGGACAGGCGCTTCTTCGAGTCGCCATAGCTTGCCGCCACGACGCCCTCGGGCTCCCGCTCGGCCTTGACCTCCTCCCACGTCTGACCAGTCGCCTCCAGCACCGGCATCTGCTCCGGGTGGGTCTTGAGCCAGCGGATCACGGCCACATCGACGTATTCCGGGGCGAGTTCCGAGGCGCGCACGCGGCGGCCGCAGGCCTCGCCCGCGAGGATCGTGGTGCCGGAGCCAGAAAACGGCTCGAACACGATCTCGCCAGGGTTGCTGTAGGCCTCCATGACGAACGTCGGCAGACCGATCGGGAACACCGCCGGGTGGTCGATCTCACGTTCGGGGTCGATCGGCCCGCGCTGACGCGTCACCGTGATCACCGAATCCGGAATGCGGTAATCCTGGATCGGTCGGTCGGCGTGCGTCCAGTCGTTGGGCCTGCCGTTTTTGCCCCGCAGGCCGCCGCCGCCATTGATCGCGGACAGGTGCGAATAGGTGCCCGCCGTCTTACACGGCACGATCTTGTTGGGCTTTCTGGCCTCGCGGTTGAAGTGGAAGATGAATTCATGCCGTGGGGCAAGTCTTCCCGCCCAGTCGCCCGGCACCGTCACCCCCTGATCCCACACATACCAGCCAAAGAAGCGCCAGCCTTGCCGCGGCATCCACTTCAGCCACTCATCCCAGTAAGGAATCACCGAGCCGTCGCGGTGCACCAGGCCCAGGTTGACGAGCATCTGCCCATCCTCGCGCATGGCGGCCATCGCCGCGGCAAACACCCCGCGCATGATCGCATCCCAGTCCTCGATGCCGCCCGTGGTGTAGTTCCTCTGGTTGGCATAAGGGGGGCTCGTGAAGAGCAAGTGGGCCTTCTCGCCGGCCATCAGCCGGGCAATCGCCTCGACGTCGGATGAGTCGGCGCAGATCAGGCGATGCCGCCCCAGCCGCCAGATGTCGCCGGGGCGGCTCGTGACGATCCTGGGAGGAGAGACTTCCTCATCGAGGTCGGCTTCATCCGCGCCCTCTTCGCTAGCCTCTTCCTCTTCCCCCTCTTCTTCGTCGAACTCGGCCAGATACCGCTCGATCTCGTCCTCGGCAAAGCCAGTGAGCTCCAGCTCGAAGCCCGCATCCCGCAGCTCGGCCAGTTCCACGGCCAGCATCGCCTCATCCCAGCCAGCATCCAGCGCCAGGCGGTTGTCCGCCAGGATGTAGGCGCGCTTTTGCGCTGGGCTCAAGTGCGCAAGCTCGATGACCGGCACTTCCTTCAAGCCCAGCTTTCTGGCCGCCGCCAGCCGCCCGTGCCCGGCGATGATGCCGTTGTCGCCATCGACCAGGATCGGGTTGGTGAAACCGAACTCCGCGATCGAGGCGGCGATGCGGGCGATTTGCTCCTCAGAATGCGTCCTGGCGTTGCGGGCGTAGGGGATGAGCGCATCGACAGAACGCAGCTCGATGCGCTCGGCAAGCTTTGGGGTGATCATCGCGTCTGACAGATCCCTGCCTGGCGCAAAAAGAGGGCCAGCCGGCGCAAGGGCCGGCTGGCTAAGGCACGCAAGGAGGGAGCACAAAAGGGTCAAAGGTCCTGCACGAACTCCGACAGCAGCTCGCGCAGCTCGGTCTCAAGCATCGTCTCCACCGCCACCACGTCCGGATCGTCGGCGATGAGCGCCACCAGCTGCGGCGCGATCTTGGCCGGCAGCTGCAGCAGCCGGTCGCGCAAGGCGCGCGCGATGCGAAACTGCTCGATCCTGGCCTCATCGGCCGACACCAGCTTGCCCGCGCGCTCCTCGAACTCCAGCTTGGCCAGCCGCGCGGCGTAGGCCTCGCGGATGGCGCGGCTTTTGCTGTAGTCGGGGATGGCGCTTGATGGCTCAGGCGCAGCCGCCTCGGCCTTGGGCAGGCTGCGCGCCTGCGCGCGCGGCTGCCAGCCGGCGTTTCTCGCCGGATCGATGCTGCCGTCGGGCTCCTGCGCGATCTCGCCGCGATCGATGGCCTTGCGCACGGCGGTATCGGAAACCCCGCGCTGGCGGGCGAACTCCCGGATCGAAACGCTCATGGGTGCGAACTGCGAACTGCGAACTTTTTGCTCGCCTGACGGTAGCGAAATGCGGCGGGCCGCGCCGCCCCGCGCTCAACCTCGCCAGAAAGGAACCGCCAAGGCCGCTAAAAAGCCGCCAGAAGCGTTTTTACGCAGCCGCCAATGGGGGGATAGCCTCGCGCATCCAAAACGCCTCAGCGGGCGTTTTAGTGCGATTGAGAGGCATCATTTCCACGCCCGCCTCAACTGCTCGGCGAATCGCCGCTCAACCACCCTGCTCACCGTCTCGCGCATGCCCATGCGCGCCTTCACCGGCTGCGCGCGCTTGAGCATCCACAACGGCTGCACGTCCCGCCCCTGGCGCTTGAGCACCATGCCTTTTCGGATGAAGACGCCGCGCTCTTTGAGCATCCGCCCAGGCCACAGGCGCTTGGGCACCACCTGGGAGCGGGCGATGTTGGCAATCGGCCCCAGGGGGATGGCGTTCTTGCCCACGCGCAGCCCGCCCACTTCCTGCCAGACCATGAACGCATCGCGGCTGCCGACTGCGGCCTTGAGGCCCTTGGCATCGGCGGGCCTGGCCTGGATGCCCTGGACGACCCACGGCCGGCGCAGCGTAAAGCGCTGGGGAAGCTCCTGCCTGACCGCATCGCGCGCATCCAGCGCCGTCTTGGTCAGCGCCCGCGCCAGCGCCTGCGGCAGGCGGCGGGAGACTTGCGCCGAGAGCGCCTTGGCGTCCAGCGTGGCGGTGAGGCGGATCATGCCGCCTTGCGTCTCGTCTGCCGCGCCTGCGGCTCGGGCTTGGCTTCGCTCTGGGCTTGCCCCAGCGCCACGGCCGAGCCCATCGCGATGAGCGCGCGCGCTGCCTCCTCGGGCAGCTCCAGGCGCAACCCAGCCGGCAGGTGGCGCTGCTCAAGCCAGACGGGACGATGAATCAGCACCTGCATGGCAGGCCTCCAAAGCAAAGCGCCCGCTCGGGCTTCAGCCCTGCGGGCGCAGTAAGGGATGGTACTGTCCAAAGCATACTTGCGTGAAACGCCCCTGTCAAGGCCTGTAGCCGTAGTGCCGGCACAGCATGGCCAGGCCCGCGATGAGCGCGCCCATGCCGGTGTGCTGGGTCAGCAAGTAGCCGCTCCAGGCGGCTCTTTGCACCCACTCGCGAATCGACAAGCCCAGCCCCGCCACGTGCCACAGCGCCGAGCCAGCCGGCGAGCCGATACCGCCCACAGCCTCCAGCGCATCGCGCACGGCAAGCGCCGCCGCTGCGCTTCTTTGCGCGATGCCATCGCTCAAGCGCGTGCCCGCGGGCAGCCCATCGAGGCGCGGGCTGGCATATCCCGAGCGAAAGGCCCGCAGGAAGTCCTCCTGGAACTGCCGGCCCGCATCGTGCATGCCCTGCGAGATCGTGCCGGCCTTGAGCATCAGCCCCAGCGTGTCCACCGTCCGGTAGTGCCGCACGCGGCCCCACTCGGCGTCTTCCTCCTCCACGAAGACGGCCGCGCCGCCTGGGCGCAGCAGCACGTCGCCGGGCTCGGGCTCGGCCTTGGGGCGCTCAGCTGCGCGGCTCATGCGCCTGCCTCCACAGAAGCTCGCGCGCCACCGCCGCCCAGGCCTCTGGGGTGGTCTGCGCCGCCCACTGGGGCTCGACCCACATGTGCGCGGACTGCATCGTCAGCAGCACGGAGATCGGCCACATCACGCGCCACGGATGGTAGTTGGCGCGGTAGAACAGGGCCGGGATGCCGCCATCGCGCTGCGCCTGCTCCACCGCCTGCGCCCAGGCGCGGTTGACCTCGTGCGGCACCAGCAGGCTCCAGCGCTTGACCTCGATGCTCCACCCAGGCACCCCCAGGATGTCGCTGTCGCCCTCGCGCTGGCGCACGCGGCGGCTGGCGTCAAACCCCAGCAGGTCGCGGATGATGGCAGCCACCTCGCGCTCGCCGCGCTTGCCCTTGTTTCGGCTCAGGCTCCCCATGTTTCGGTCTGTCCTCAAGCGCTCAGACACCGGCCTCCTCCACCAGGCGGTTGTCGCGCAGCAGCTGCTGCACCAGCGGCCAAAGGCGCCCCCATTCGTCGGCGCCCAGGCGGTGGCGGCAGGCGGCGATGTGGCCTTCCTGCAGCCGCTTGAGAGGGCGTGCGCTGGCGATGAGGCGCGCCATGCAGTAGGGGCAGCCGAGGCGATACCAGCCGCTGGATGGCGATCGCTTCTTGAGTTCGCACGCTTGGCAGCTCACAGGTACTCCTCGTGCGGATAGCGTGTGAAGTCAAGCGCAGCCGCATCTTGCGAGCCGACGAACTGGCCGCTGTCTTTGTGACGCCAAAGCTTGATGGTCGGCTCGCCGTCTTCGGTGCCTTCGTAGTGGCGCTGCTTGCGGCACATCAGCAGGCAGTCCGGCTCCTGCGCTCGCTTCGACGCTGGGCCGTTGGCCTTGATTTCGTCCTCCTTGGGCTTGTTGCGCCAGACCAGAAAGAGGTTGTCCACCTGGTCGGTGATGGAGCCGCTGCCCTTGGTGTCGTGCTTGTCTGGCTTGTCGCCCTCTTTGAGCGGCTTACGCAGGTGGTGCACGAGGTGGACGTGCACATCGCAGTCCTTGGCCAGCGCGCAAAGCTGATCGACGAACGCCTTCTGGCCGTTGTAGTCGTCTTCGCCGGCCACGCACTTCATGAGGTTGTCGATGAAGATGTGCGTGATGCCGATCTCCTGCGCGCAGTACCTGGCCATGCCCAGCACCACGTCCGTCTGCGCGGTGCCAGTCTGGTCGTACAGCCACAGCCGATTGCGCGCCCAGGCGCCGAACTCGTCGTAGAGCGCATCCAGCGCCGCCAGCCCGGCGTCGCCCTGGTATTCGGGCCTGAACGGGTTGGTGCCCGCAAACATGCGCACCATGTTGCTGATGGTGGTCACCGGCTTCATCTCGAAGCTGGCAATGCACACGCGCTCCTGCTGCCCCATCAGCGACAGCGCCACCTGCGTGGTCACGGCGGTCTTGCCGTGCCCGTTCTGGCCGGCCCACAGCGTGACCTCGCCGCGCCGGAACTCGAAGTAGGGGTTGCACTTCGTCCACGGCAGGAAGGTGCGCTTGGTCTTGGCGCGCGAGCGCAGGCGCTCCTTGGCCGCCGCCACAAAGTCGGTGGCGGGCCGCACCTTGGTCGTGACTTCGGTCTGGCGCAGGTAGGCCGCGAAGTCGATCTCATCGTCCAGGAGTTGCACCATCTCAGACCTCCTCGCCAGCAGAGTTGCAACGGCTCCAGATCTCACACCATCCGTCCTGCTCAAACGGACGCTTGGACGTGTCGATGTGGCATGCGCCCACCACATCGGCGCCAGCCTTGCGCGCGGCCTCAAAAAGCGCTCTGGCGCGCGCTTCGCTGGTGGAGCTGATGCTGACCTGGCAGCCGACCAGGAAACGCAGATCCAGCAGCTCGATGGCCTCGCCGTGCGTGCAGACCGTGGCATGGTCGCCGTGCGCGGCCCAGTCGTGCTCGTCGCACGGGTAGTCGTTGACGAACACGATGGCGGGCTTTTTGCCCTTGAGACGCAGCGCCACGATGGCGTCGTGTCCGCGCATCAGATGGCCCCCGCGTACTCGCCGCACACCTCCTCGGCGCGCTCGTCCTGCAGCGCCGATCCCTCCCAGCGGCGCTGGTTGAGGTAGACCAGCGGCGCCGGCACGAACTGGCCGCCTGCCTTGCGCCAGTCCTCGGTCAGCTTCATGCGCTCGACGTGCGCCAGGATGGCCTCGGCATGGCGCTCGGCCTTGATGCGCAGCCAGACCTGCAAGCACTTGCCTCGCGCGGCCTTGCGGTGGTTCGATGGCCAGGCCTTCCAGAACCGCACAAAGCCTGGCGGCTCCGCAGGCTCCGCAGGAGGCGCTTCTCCTTGCGGCTTCCCCTCCGACTTGGCCCCCAAGCCCATGAGGTCGAGCAAAGCGGGATGGGCTTGCGCCGAACCCGCACACCCCCCAGACGGGGGGGAGGGGGGGGTTATATTCTCTGGTGTATGGTGTATGGTGTATGGTGAGTCATTCGAGCGTGATACGTTCGTATCCGCCTGCCCTTGAGAAATCAACGACTTAGGCGATTCTGACGCGTGTCGGCTTGCGCGCTGACCATGAGTCAACTCGCAAGTTGACTCAGCGTTGACGGGCTGGGCCTGGTCTTGCGCCTGCTGGTCAGGCTCGTTGCGCCGCTGCTCTTTGTGCGCCTCCCAGCGCTTGGCGATGCTGGCGCGCGCCTTCTCGCTGCGGGCGCGATACTTGGCGATCTCGGCATCGGCGCGCGCGTTGTGCCAGCCGTCTTCCCGCAGCACGAAGAACTCGCGCAGCACCGTCTCCACGGCCTGCCGCTCCCACTTGGTGCGCGCGCCCACCAGGCGCTGGACCTCGGAGACGTCAGCAGGCAGCGGCGTTTCGGTGGCGTAGTAGCGGCGCAGCAGGCGGCTGTATGCCGCATCCTCCAGCCACGTCAGATGCGCCGTGGCCTGCGCGTAGTCGCCGATGTGGTGCTCGTAGTAGTTCATCGCGCCTCCTCCGTTGCCCGCCACACCCGCTGCCAGCGCCCGCTCATCGTCTGCTGGATCTGACCAGTGGGCTCAGCCAGCCCCGCCTCCTGCAGCTCGGGCAGGCGCTTGCGCACCGCGTAGGGCTCAAGCCCCAGCTGCTGGCCGATCACCTCGGGCGAAAGCGGCCCTTGCTGGCGCAGCAACGCTAGGATGCGGGCGCGCTGGCTGCCGGCGAACTCGGCAGCACGACGGGCTGCATCGTGGCTGGTAGCCGGATCGGTCTTGCGCGCAAGCCTCATGCTTGCGCTCCTTCGCGGCAGACCTCCGATTCCGCCGTCTCGCAGGGATAAAGATCAGGACGCAGCGCATGGCGCGTGACCTGCCCCGCGGTGGCGCGCTCCACCGCCAGCGCGCGCGATGCCGGCACACGCCCCTTCTTCACCCACAGATGCACCGCCTGCGGCCGCACCCCCACCCGTTGGGCCAGCGCCGTCTGCGAGCCTGCGCAGCGGATTGCCTGATACAACGCGCGCTGCATCGAGCGTGTCGTGCTCATGCTTACCTCCAACGCGGATCACAATGACTTGTAAGTGTAGCTTTGTGTTGCAGAAAAAGCACGGTCGAATTGCAGTTTTCAAGTGATGCTAGTAACATGGCGCCATGACTCCCTTTGCGCTTGCCTTGCGACGCCTCTTCGAGCGCCATCCACACGCCAACCAGACCGAACTGGCCCGTTTCGTCGGCGTCACGCCGCAGGCGGTGCAGCAGTGGGTGGCCGGCGCCACGCAACCCTCGCCAGCGCGCATCGAGAAGGTGGCGCAGTTCTTTGGCGTACGCGCCGCCGATCTCATGCAGCGGCTGGCCATCGAGGAGGCCCGCAGCGCCGAGAAGGCTTTGGCGCAGGCGCTTGAGGCCGAGGGCTGGACGGTGCAGCCGATGCGCCCGCAAGACCCCGCCCTGCCCGAGCTGTTTCGAGCCGAGGGCTTCTGTCCGGATCTGAAGGCCGACAAGGACGGCCAGACGCTCTACATCGAGCTCAAAAGCCGCCCCCTGGGCCAGCGCGGGGTGGCACAGTACCGCCGGCTGCTGTCGCTGGCGCAGCGCGCCGGCAACCTGATCGTGGTGGAGCCGGGTGAGTGGCCGCTTGCCGTGCAGCTGGCGCAGCGCTGGCTCAAGGCGCAGCAGGGCGCGCGCGATGAGCGTTACGCGCGCTTGACCCTGCTCGATGTCGAGGCCAGCGCCGGGCCTGGGCGCTGTAACGCCGAGCACCCCGACTTCGTCGGCGAGATCGCGCTGGCGCGCGAAGAGGCCTGGGCGCTGTTGGGCCGGCGGGACCTGGCCGCGCTCAAGCTCATCAGCGTGCGCGGCGACTCGATGATGCCAACCCTGCATCCGCGCGATCTGCTCTTTGTCGATACCCGCATCACCACGTTCAAGGAAGACGGCCTCTATGTCCTGCTCTTGGAGGACGCCCTGCTCGTCAAGCGCTTGCAGCGACTGCCCGGCGGGCGCATCGCCGTCAAAAGCGACAACCCCGCCTACGAGACCTTCACGCTGGAGCCTGCGCACGCTGTGCGCATCGTCGGCCAAGTGATCGCCGCCCTGCCGCTGCGCTTTACCCTGTTTGCGTAGAGGCGCGCAAGCGGCGCTTGTTATTGCCGCACCGAGCGCGCGCAGTCTGCTCATAACTTGTAACATCTCCTTGTTGTCCCAAGGAGAGGCTCGATGGTCTTTCGTTCATGCCCTCGATTCCCTCGGCTGGGCGGCATGGCGCCGCCTCGCTTGCCGCGGCCTGCGCGCGGGCGGCACGGCGCAGACGGCTTGGGGGATGGGCGATGAGGCTGCCCGAGCCCTATCGCTGCGCGCTCATCGCCGCGGCAAGCGCGGGCGCGCAGGCCATCGATCGCATCGTCGATGAAGCCCGGCGCGCGCATCCCGAGCTGTTCGTCAGCGCCGAGGAGGAGCGGCTGCGCCTGATCGCCCGCGAGGCGCTTAAGCGCTACGCAAGCCACGCGCGCGACATGCGCGACTTCGAGGCGCGCTGCGCCGACATGCACACGATCCTCGCCGCGCTGCGGCGCGGGCTTTCTCTGGAGACGCCACGATGAGCTTTAGCAAAGCCACCAAACGCAAGGCCAAGCTGCGCCTGGCGCTCGCCGGACCCTCCGGCTCCGGCAAGACGTACTCGGCCCTGGCCGTGGCCAGCGGCATGGCCGACAAGATCGCCGTCATCGACACCGAAAGCAGCTCCGCGTCTCTGTACGCCGACCGCTTCCGCTTCGACGTGATGGAGATGGGGCCTCCTTTTGCGCCCGAGCGCTTCGTGGAGGCCATCGCCGCTGCGGTCAAGGCCGGCTACGAGCTTCTCATCATCGACTCCATCACCCATGAGTGGATGGGCGAAGGCGGCATCCTCGACATCCACGACAAGATCACGCGCTCGTCCAAGTCCGGCAACTCCTACGCCGCCTGGGCCGAGGTCACCCCGCGCCACAACAAGCTCTTGGACGCCATCCTGCGCGCGCCGATCCACATCATCGCAACGCTCAGAAGCAAGACCGAGTACGTCATCCAGGACGTGGGCGGCAAGGCCGTGCCGCGCAAGGTGGGCATGGCCCCTGTCCAGCGCGATGGCTTCGAGTACGAGTTCACCACCGTCTTGGAGCTCTCGCTCGATGGGCACCTGTCCACCGTCAGCAAAGACCGCACGGGGCTCTTCGATGGCAAGGATCCCGCGCCGCTGTCGGCCGAGACGGGCAGGATGCTCATCGAGTGGCTGCGCTCTGGGCAGCCTGCCTGGGATGCCGAATCGACCCTTGCTCGCATCGCGCGCGCCTCCACGCTCGATGAGCTCAAAGCCATCTGGCATGAGACGCCGCCAGAACACCGCGACGCCATCAAGGCGGCCTTGTCCGAGAGGAAGGCCGCGTTGCAGTCTGAAACCGTCACCGAGGAGGCCGCAGCATGAACATCTCGACGACCAATCAAACCGCCGCCACCGTGGGGCTGGATTTGCTCAGGGCGCTGATCGATGAGATGCGTCTTTGCCCCAAGCCCTGGGCGGCGATGTCGCAGGCGCAGCAGGATGAGGTGATCGAGCGCCTGCGCCGCCGGGTGCTCGCACAGGTGCACGAGGCGGTCAAGGCCATTGCCGCCGATGGGCGCGTGGTGGTGGCAGGCGAGCTTGAGCAGATCATGATCAAGGATGGTGTTAAGGCCGTCATCAAGATGTCGCAGGCTTCGCCCCACATCCACGAGCTCTACAGCAGCGCCGGCAGCACGGTGCTGGTGGTGGTGGCCGACGCCAAGCCCTACACGCAGGGGATGGATGAGGTCAAGGGCGAGCCCGATCAGAACGCCCTGGCCTTGCCCCATGAGGCAAGCCGCGCATGACACCGCAAGGGGCTGAATGGAATTCCGGCCCCTGCCCTTGACTTCGATTCACAAGGAGAGACCCGCATGAGCATTCCTAGCTACGCCTACAGCACCGAGCATCTGGAAGCCGCCGATGGCGGCGAGCGCTACATCGCCCACACCGGAGCCTACACCGGCACGATCGACTACGCCCGCGCCATCCAGTCCTCCAAGGGGGCCTGGGGGGTGGAGCTGGGCTTTGTCGCCGACGATGGCCGCAAGCCGAAGTATCCGCTGACGCTTTGGACGCTGTCGGCCGATGGCAAGCGCTACTTCGGGCATGACCTTCTGGATGCCTTGCTCGTCTGCGCGGGCGTGGAGTCCGGCCTCAAGCCCGGCAAGGTGCGCTACTGGCGCTGGGATCGGGAGCTCGGCGAGGAGGTGGAGGCCGTGGCAGACGGCTATCCGGCGCTGAAACACAAGCGCATCGGGTTGCTGCTGCAGCGCGAGCTCTACACGACCCAGACTGGCAAAGAGGGCTCGCGGCTCAACATCGTGGGGGTGTTTGACCCGCAGACGCGCCAGACCGCCAGCGAGAAGGCCGCGGGGCTGGAGCCCCAGAAGCTTGCGGCAAGGCTTGCCAGCCTCAAGGACAAGGATAGCCGCGCCGCCCAAGCCCCTGCTGCTCAGCCTGCGCAGGGCAGCGGGTTTGAGGACTTGGACAGCGACGTGCCGTTTTGAGGAGGAGCCATGGACATCCGCATCAACGACAGCAGCATTGCCGAGGCGATCAACGCCTCGGTGCACGACGCGGTAAACGCCGCGCTCAAGGGGTATTCGGTGCAGTCCGCCATCGCGCAGGCGATGGCGCATGAGATCACGAGCGGCGCGATCGTGCAGGCGATCAAGGAGGCTGTCGCGCAGGTGGATCACCAGCAGCTTGTGCACGCGCTGGCGCGCGAGATTCAGGTTGCCACCACCAAAGCCGCCATCGCGATCCTGCAAGAGAGCATGGTGGAGGCCATCGCCAAGCTGCGGGGGCTGTCCACCTACTCCGAGGAGGACAAGCGCGAGCGCGAGATGATCCGGCAGCGCATCTTTGGGCGGGAGGGCTGATGCGATGAGCCTGCCCGCGCTTTATGAACTCGCCGCCGACTACCGCCGCGCGCTTGAGACGCTTGCCGACCTCGATCTGCCCGAGGAAGTGGTGCAGGACACGCTCGAGGCCTTGAAGGGCGAGGTGGAGGTCAAAGCCACCAACGTCGCCGCCTTCGTGCGCAATCTGGAGGCCCTGGCCGAGCAGATCAGGGCGGCCGAGGCGCAGATGGCGGCACGGCGCAAGGCGATCGAATCACGCGCCGAGCGGGTGCGGCAGTATCTGCTTGCCAACATGCAGGCTTGCGGCATCTCGAAGATCGAGAGTCCGTGGTTTGCGATCGCGATCAGGAAGAATCCGCCAGCCGTGGAGATCGTGGATGAGGCGCTGATTCCGCCGGAGCTGATGATGACACCGCCACCGCCGCCGCCCAAGCCCAACAAGGAGGCGATCAAGGCGCTGCTCAAGGCAGGGCAGGAAGTGCCGGGGGCGAGGCTTGTTCAGGGGGTGAGGGTGGAGATCAAATAAAAACCCCGCCCCTCTGGGGAGGGGCGGGGTGGGAGTGGCTTATCCGCGAAG